TCCATTAATAATTCAAAGTGATGTAAAGTTAAGTGCAGGCATTTTTACTAAAGATCATATAGAACAGTTAAATTCTAATCGTAAGTATTATCTTTATATAATAAACGGTTCTGCAACTATAAATGGCATAGAAGCCTATACTGGGTCAGGATTTAGTTTTGAAAACGAATCTGAATTAGTTATAACTAATCCAGAAGAAGAACCAGAAATTTTACTTTTCAATCTTAGATAAAAGTTTTCTTAACTTTTCTTGCACTACGTCAAAATTAATTGTATTGAATAAACCAGGGTGTAATGGTTTGGGATATTGATTGTGTCCTACCCAACTATATCCAATATGCTCATCATTTAACAATGGAATAAATTCATCATTAATTGCACAGAAAAAGGTGTGATAAGTAAAATTGTTATTAATAAATTTTTGAATTGGAACTAATTTTGCATCAGTAGGAAAATAGTTTAATTCTTCAATACATTCTCTTTGCAAACCCTGTATTAAAGTTTCACCGGTCTCTATCTTGCCACCTGGAATTCCCCAAGTATTTGATTTATCATCATTTCTTAGAAGATATAGAAATCTTTTTGTTGATTGTGAATAAAAGAATATTCCAGCAGATTGATTCATACTATGATTTATCATAGTTAGATTACAATAGAATAATCTCCTTGATCGTACCAACCTTCGTAAGACTTCATCCAAATGCCTTCAGCGTATCTATATTGTATACCTGTAGTTAGATTAGTCACGTATTGTACGTCACTTAGGTATGCACTATCAAAACTTACAAACCAACTTGTACCATCGTACTCAATAATACTATTCGCTGATGCAACTAATTGTCCCCATGCTATAGATGGATCATTATTCAATTCGCTTCCTATATCTTCTACAATTAAATATCTTTGACCTGCTTCTGCAGGAGGTAAACCTTGATCAGGTCCCTTAGTCAATGGGTTTATAATACTATCAACTGGATCTAAAGTATTTTCTGGCAATGTATCAGTATCAACATTATAGATTAATAATCTATCGTCTGTAGGATTGAATGCAATCGTGCCTACAATTTCTGTTTCCATGTATGGATTTTGAAGCCAAATTTGACTAATGCCAGGTCTTATTGTACCGTAAACATTTAAAACACTTTGCCAATATACGTCAGTTGCTGGACTTTCTGGTAAATCTAATGACTCATTGTTTGGATATAACGGTTGATTAGCTGGAAGTATTTGTAAACTATTTCCAATTAATAATAATTTATAACCATATGGAGTAATTTTTTGTCTTGTGCCCAGTAACAAGTGATCATCCTGCATGTCTGTTAATGCATTACCTTGGAATATGCTAGCAATAATCTTATGAATAACGCCAAGCTTTTTAATTTTAGCACTTGAACTTATCCATATTGGCATATAAAATTTCCATGACATAATGTCTATTGGATTGCCGGTACCTTGTGGGATGACTCTACTACTAAATGTTAATCCGTCTTGATATACTACACTCAAACTAGTCCAGTCAATAAAGTTATCTGTGCTTTGTATTTCCATCGATGGGTTAAATAAAACACCTAATTGCTCTATCAATTGAAGTTTTTGATTATAGTTTGTAGTCCAAAAATCAACTGTAATCTTTAGGGTATATGGTACAGGCATTATTCTTTCTACAGTAAACGCTTGTCCCTGAGTAGTTGTGTAACTCTGTGTTTCTTGATTGTATTGACGTTGGCGAACACTCATTTTATCTATAAAAAATGGATCCTGTGTTCGTTTTTGATCATACTCTAAACCACTTACATAATATGTAATTAAGGGTGCTGATGGTAAACTACTTGCACTATTGTTTGCTTGAATAGCTGCAGCCATTCTACTACTATCACCATACTGTATAGGTACACGTACAATAATATCATTACCTGCAGGATCTTTTCCCTTCGTAACTTGCCAGTTAGAAAATATACGTGCGAATTGAATTAAAAACCTACGTATTTGATTATCGTAAAAAAACTGTGCCATTTATTTCCTTAATCTGGTTGTATTGTTAATATTGTACTGAGTGGTTGCTGCTGAGGTATTACACTACCATCAGTTAATGTAAGAGTTTGTTCGTTATTTATAAAGCTTGCTAATTGACTTTGCTGTCCAGGCACCGTAGAATCAAATGCTACACCTGCACGTGAACTTTGACCAATTCTTACCCATAGATTGCCGTCATATCTGTATAATAAATTAGGTAAGTAATCAACACGTAGGAAATAATCACCTATTGCTGGATTAGCAGGGAAAGTAATACCTGAACCAACAGGCAACCCGTTAGGTGCAGTACCGTCTCCAATCATATATCCATCTGTATATCCAAAACCTTGCGGGCTTACACGTGCAATAAATTGGAATCTAGGATCGCAATCTGCACGATAGTCCATTTGTTGACTAATTGGATTGCTATAAATGTCAAAATTGGGCTCAACATTTATTGCAGTTCCTGCTGGCATCAGGTATATTGTTGGCTTATCGATAGTGAATGTTTTATTAGTTTTATTTACGGAAACAACTCTAGTATCAAACTGAAAAATACTACTTGGAGTTCCATTTTCACTAAACACAGTTGCAGTGATTTCATTTTGTGGCGCAAGGTCTTGTTTGTCATCATACCCTTGAACAGAAATTACCGTACTTCCTAATGCAATGTCTGTAGCTGCTGTTAATGTAAAGGGAGGAAATTGGTCTGCTGTACTATACGTATTATCTGCAGTACCGTATGGACCAGTAATTGCACCGTTTGCTTTAGCAGTTAAAACTAATGTACCATCTACTTGTCCACTACCAGTGTCTGTTCTTTCAGGATTTAATTTTGCAGTTTTAAGCGATAGAGAAACAAACGCACGTAACGCACTTTCATCATTGCTATCTAATTGTAAAAGTTTTTTTCTTGCCTCTGCACCAATTCGTAATACTGGACTAGGATTTCTATATTCAGGACTTGACACTATGTTTAAAGTCGCATAAGCAGGTAATGGATTTCCAAATGGTACAATTAAATTGACCGGTGGTGCAGGTTCTCCATCAAATGTTGGAACTACATATAACTGTTTACGATCATATCCTGTTTCAGGTAATAACCTAGATGCCTCTTGAATTACTGCGTTATTAACTTCAATGTTTTGATTGTAACGACTTAAAATATCTTTTAATGTATCAGCAGTACTTAATTCCCAATAATTAGTATCTGTTGGTGGTATACCAATTGGTACCGGACCAGGGGCTTTTGGTGTGTAAATTTTGTCGCCATATGTGACTGTATAACCTATAACGTAAGATTTTGTTGCACTCCAGTCACCTAAATAATTATCTTTAGAAATAGGTGTATCTAATATGTTTGCAAACTCTTGACTATCAACCAATGGTTCACATTTAATTCTCCAAAGATGAGGATACCACGTTTGGCTGAATCCCTCACTTGCAAAGTTTGCATCTGTAATTTGGTAATATCTACGTAATCCAATTGGTATTGTATCGTTTAGAGGATGATAATCTGTTAAGTGGGGAAGTTCTAAAACATCACCTACCATTAATTTTCTGCCTATTAATTCTATCATGTCATTGTAATGAACAGTGATAAAAATTATGTCGTTGTTTAAAAATAATCCGAATTGGCTTAAGTCAAAATCTAGATTTTGTACGTTATAATGACCCCTTAACCTATATATGGTAGTGTCATATTTTCTGTCACGGTTTTCTAAGAACAGTAAATCCTGGATGTTTGTTGGATCAAGTTGATCATATTGGGGTTGGGTAAAATCGTTACTTGGACCTTGATTCTCTATCCCTAGATACTTATGTACGTACAAATCTGTACCACCTATTACGAAGGTTTCCTTTATGGTTCTGTCTAAAAACTTGTAATCATTGGTCTTTTCTGGGCGATATAAGCTAAGTCTTGGCATGTTGTAATCCTGTTAATTATATTTATGACAACGGTTGACAATAATTCAGGTTTCATATATAATGTGTAAGATTGTTATTATAGGAGTTACAATTATGGCTAAGAAAAAGTCTGAAGATCATTTTGTCAAAGCCCTTAACCCAAAAGACGGTGATACAAAATATGTAGGTGAAGAACCTATATTCGCAATACAGCCCGAATCAGAATTTAGAAACAGCGCATTGGCTAGAGCATTTAGCTGGTAT